GCCTTCAAGACTTTTGTGCCTTCAAGTTCCCAACCAAGATTAGTCCTCTGGTCGTCATCCATTTTACCCATGTAATATTTTGTTTTGAGAGCCACAAGTCTTTTGTGTTCAGTTTCAATCAATACAAGTTTAGACCTTTGTACTTGATGATATTCCAGCCACTTACCCAAAAGATTAGGGTTTCGTGTCATCTCATTTTCTAGTGCAAGGAAATCTATTTTTATATCTTGTTTAGATTCCTCAATCAAATCTTTTATATTTGCCATTATATTATCACTCTATTGAATAATTTCTACTCCATAACTTCTGTATTGAAAATCCATAACAATTGACAATGTTTCATCACCAGTTTCTTGTGTGGTCATTGGTATATCCCCTAATGCAATTGGAAACAAATCAAAAAACTTTAAATTCATAATAGGTTTTTGTTGATTGTTATATAATACCAATGTTGCATCAGAGAAGGTTTCTTCTGGTGGTAATAATGTTTGTATGTTTCTATTAAATGACTTGTACTGTTGAAAGTTTTCTGGAAAGCCTAAACCAGCAATCCAATCATATACTTCTTTCCATACTGCAAGATTTTCATCTAATATACAAGTAACCGATAAAACAGAGAAAACGATTTTATCTCCTGGCTCTTTTCTTGTAATAAATGGTGTATCTGCCATTGCTTCACCAAGAGTTAGGCCCGGCACAGATACAGAAGATACATAGTCTGATACCGTAGGACATTTATTTATCGTTAGATTAAAACTTTGATTATTAAACTTGTTAAAGTTGTCTGTATTTAATAACATCAATTTCTCCTTCACATACACATATATTTATAACATAAAAAAGGGGGGCAAAAGCCCCCCTGAGTTATCAAAGTTTTTATTATTATTATACTTTGAGAAGATTGTCCACGCGGAACATTCTGTAGTACTCGTTTCCACGGTTTCCGATTGCACCAGCGTCTGCGTTTGCACCACCAGCGAATGGGTTTGCAACGATACCATAGCGAGTTTTGAAACCGATTTTCGGTTGGAATGTATCTTGTCCAACTGCACGAACCATCTGTAGTGGTACGTATGGGCAGTAGAAAAGACCTGCGTCATATGGTGAAGTACCTTTGTAACCAACACATGCGAGTTCATATGCACCAGCGGCATCGAAATATGGGTCGATGTATACGCGCATCTTACCGTTTAAGACACCAGCGAATGTTTGACCTGTATCGTCAGCAGTGATTGCATTGTTTGTTGCAAGTGCTTGGTTGTAATCAAGTACACCAGCCATTGACAGAGCAGATGCAACATCAGATGAACAGATGAGCATGTTACCCTTACCACGGCGAGTTGCTTTTGCGATTGCGTTTGCTTCGCGTTCGATTTGGAAAAGAAGTCCTTTCCACTTTTCTGCACTCCAGCGTCCGTCTGCGTCAGCAGAAAGATCGAAGATACCTGGCTTCACAGTTGTTGCAGCACCAAGTTTTGCACTTGAATATACAGTACGGATTACTTCGCGGTTGATTTCTGCCATAATTTCAGAAGAAAGAATGTTAGAAAGTTCAGACTCTGCGTCAAGTCCGTGGACTGCTTTCAAGTCTTGTGCGAGTTCCATTGTGTATTCTGCTTTAAGAGCACGTGACTTTGCGGCCACTGTGATTCTCTCAATTGAGAATGCCATTTGGTTAAAGTGTCCACTAGTACCCATGTTGTTTGCAGTACCATCACCGAGGGTTTCCGCCTCGTTTGTTGTACCACCAGTACCAGTTGTTTGTGTCGCACCAGAAGCATCTACTGCTGTACCAGTTGCGAATACCATTCCACCGAATGGGTCAGTTGAAGCGTGTGTACCAACACCAGAATGGTCTGTGTCAGCTTCGTTATAGAAAGCTTCAGCACCATCTTGTGCAGAGTAACGCGAACGCATTGCGAAAATCAAACCAGTTGGTCCTGACATTGGCTGAACACCAAGTACGTCATAAGCCATTAGGTTTGGCATTGAGCGACGAACCAATGAGATAAGGACAGGGTCCATACCTTTGATTTCACCCTCTCCACCAGCAGTTGGTGACATTCCACCGCCAACTACATTGACTTCGTTAAGCATTCTGTGCTCTTCACGAGCTGCAGTCTCTTGGTTTTCGAGGAGAATTGCAGTCACTGCTTTCTTATAAGAGTCCTTGATCTCTGGAAGATCTGGATGCTCAAGAATTGGCTTCCACTTCTCCTGAAGTTTATCTGACATATGCATTTCAGTATACATCTTAGTCTCCTTGTTTAAAAGTTTAGTTTCAGTTTATAACTTCAATATTATTTATAATATTTTAATTTTTAGCGAATCTAGTCAGTGTAGATGCATAGATATCCATCACTGATTGACTTGCAGGGTTTTTGGAAGCTTCTTCTTGCATTACTACAGGAGAATCTTCGAGCGCAGTTTCTGCTTCTGTTTCATCAGAAATTTCAGTTTCTACTTCAACTTCCTCTGAAGGAAAATAATTTTCCTTGAGTACTGTCAGTTTTTCACTGAAGTCCTCTGGAGAAACAAACTCAACACCTTCACTTAGTGAACGAAGTTTTTCAGATTGGGTCATTGTTAAACCTTCGGTGATGTCGCGGATTGCAACTTCTTTCTGCAAGTCTGCAATCACACCAGCAAGTTCAACTGACTTTTTGATTTCGTCGTTCAGTTTAGTTTCGGTTTCTTCTAGATTAGAAACTGACTCCGCATAGAGGTCTAATTTCTCTTCTGGAATATCTACATAATTTTCAACAAACACTGCTTTCAATCCCTTTTGGAAGTTTTCCATGATTTCCAACTTCAGTCCGTTTTCAACAGCAAGTTTGTTTTCTTCTAACCATTCTTTTGCAACGTAGGTTAGATATTCATCTACTTTCTCAGAAATCTCAGTACGAATTTCTACCAAGTTTTCTTCGAGAGTTTCTTCATATTTTGATTCAAGTTTATCAACTTCTTCGTTGATTTTTTCAAGTACTGCGGCTTCAAAGATAGTCTGTGCCTTCTCTTTAAACTCCTCAGACAAGTCTTGACCATTCAACATTGCGTCAACGTGTTCTTGTACGTCAATGTCTTCCTTTTTCATTGGCTTGCCTTTTTTCCAGCCTTCTTTCTTTCCGTATGACGCTTTTAATTCTTCTTCGTCATCGTCTTCATCATCATCTTCGTCATCTTCTGAAGCATCTTCTTTTTTAGATTTTGCTTCATCAAGTGTTTCGTCTGACTCAGTAGATTCAAATTCTTCTGCTGCCTCAGTTTCGGTTGCCTCTTCTTCTACAACAGTTTCTTCAACAGTTGTATCTTCTTCAACAACAGATTCTTCGACAACATTTTCAGTCTCGTTAAGTTCTAACTCTTTATCTGCCATTTTAGGTCTCCTATTACGACTTTAAAAATTGTTATAATTATATTTATTTATAAAAATCACAAACTTGACATAAAACTTTTAAACAAGTTGATTTTTACTTCTTCAAGTTGTGACTTTTTCGCTTCTTTCAATTCCTTAGAATAGGAGTCGATAGTAGCTTCTTTAATCACTCCATTATCCCAAATCCATTCTTTACCTTCCATGATACCATTTACAAAGGCATCTGGCGCAGATGGATCCGCAACAATGTCAGCGGCTGTTGCAAGATAAAAATCATTCTGTACAACATTAGCACCACCTGATGATTTGACACTACCCATACCTCTAGATGAAACGCCAAGTTGTGCCCCTTCATTGATAAGGTTTTTAACAATTGCACCATATGGTGTTTCTGTCATAATTTTTGCCTTACCAATAAAATTCTTTCCATCAAGTCTCAACTCTTTAATCATGTGTGAGACTCTTTCTAAGTTAATAGTTGGCCCAGATGGATGTCCTAATTCACCAAAGGCTCTATTTTTATTAATATAGTTTTCAGTGTATCTATTAACTTCGTCTGTAAGTACATCTGTAGGATATACTCTACCATTTCTATTTTTCATGTCAGACTGCAAAAACACACCCTCAATATACAAATCTTTGCCCGACTTTGACTCGACAATATTAATGTCTTCGATAACTTCTGTTATGAGTTTCATAGTCCTGTCCTCTTCATATTTGATCTTGTTCTTTTCATGTTTGCTTGTGAGCGACGACCTCTACTTTTTCTTGCAGATCTTTTATTTCTAAGAGACATTTTAATAGCGTCAGATGCAGAAATTTTAATCTCTCTTTTATTCCTAACCGTATAACCAGGCCTATCGGATACGTATTTAATTTTTCTTTTACCCTGACGTACTACGACTTTGCGTTTGATCGCTTCGTCTAAATCGTCTTCTAAATACTCCGAAAAACCTAACATTTTTTATGCCTCTTTTTCTGGTTCATCCACCGAATCAGTTTCAACCTCTTCGGGTTCGTCAACTACAGTATCTACTTCTGGTATGTCATCTACTGTATCTGTGTCATCAGCAAAAATACTTGCCGCAAATTCTTTTTTATGATCCTCAATCTCTCCAGAGATTTTAGATTTTAAAATATCGTGGATTACATCTCTTGCTTTAGAGACATTTCCCAAAACGATATTATCTACAACATTACTATTTATATTTTCTACATTATCAGTCATAATATTTCTCCTTAAAAGTCAGTTTCATCTTGTTCTGGTTCTTCTGGCTTCTCCGCATCCATCTCTTTTTGCATTTGATCGATTTCATCGTCAGACATTTTCAGTACATTTCTACGTACCCAATCTTTGGAGTAGTAAGTACCAATAAAGTCTGCCATCTCACCAGCAAGAGTAATTCTATCTCTAATCATTTCAGTATTCTTGATTTCTGTGTAATAAGAATCCTGTGTATAATCTAAGATAATTTCTTCGGAAAGAGCCTCCCAATCTTCAGGTGCAATAATACCTTTCAGAATTAGTTGTTTCTTTAGTAAGTCCATAAACAAGACTGTGAATGCATTTCTCAGTCTTACAATAAATCTGTTGAATTTATATTCATCTCTTGATATTTCAGTTGCTCTACCTAACTGAATACTGTTTTCTGGTTCAAGTCTAGAGATAGGTACATTTAATGCCTTGTATAATTTCTTTTGGAAATAAAGTACATCATCCATCTCTCCAAGGTTTGAGCCGCCTGGCAATGTTTCTATTTCTGTACCTCTACCACCTTCTCTACGTGGGAACCAGAAATCTTCTAACATTGAAAGATGTTTTCTATCATCTCTTACTTCACCAGTACTACCATCATAGACAATCTTATTTTTATATTTTGTCATGATGTCGTTAAGATATTGTTCTGCCTTCATCTTAGGCAAGTTACCAACATCAATATAAAAGACTCTACGTTCTGGTGCTCGTGACCATCTGTAAATTACAACGGAATCTTCTACAAGTCTTAACTGGTTAAGTGGTTTGATAGCTTTATGTAAGTGTCCAATAACATAATTTCTTTTACCATCCTTTAAACCAGATGGGCAATATGCAATTGAATCTATTGTGATAGGAATACCAGATGCAGTATCACCACCATTCATTACACCTTTATCATTAAAGATATAATATTCTTTTACTTTAGAAACCAAGGGAACTTTAGTCTCACCCTGTTTCTTATCTTGTTTTTCAATTTCCCTAATCTTTTTGATTTTTCTGGGATCGATCTTTCTGAGCTCTTTGATACCATCTTTTGGTCTGTTTGTGTCAACAATAATGTGAAAATATACCCTACCATCGATGTACCAATCTCTAAATATATTATACCCATTCTCTCTAAATTTCATAAGTCTGAGAATAGAAGAAAACTCATCTGAAATTGCCTTTTTAACAGATGTAGTTTGATTTACATTTTTAGTTAGAATTTTTATTGGATATTCATCAGTATCATTTACGATTGCTTCTGATACGATATCATCAATTGCAGAATCTACTTCTGGATGAATGGACATATCTCTATATCTATCAATGAGCTCAGAATCACTCTTTGCATTATTGTCTAGATTTAAATATGTACCGTAAAAGTTTGATTGAACAGTTAAAGAACCCTCGTCATTCGTACCTTCTTTTGGTACAAATGACTTGAGTTCTTTTTCTTGTTCTTTCGGACGACTTATTTCAAAGCCAAATAATTTGACAGCCATATATACTTCACCTCACATCATTATTAATATTAATTAAGTGCCACGCCAGAATGAGTCCAGTAATCATATGCAAATGTTACTGTATACTCTTCTATCTGGTCGTTACTATCCCAAGCAAGTTCGATTGCACTAAGTTCAGTTGGGAAAAGTCCAGTAAACTTATATTTTGCAATTGCACCACCAGCTTTGTTATAGTGTACAACTTCAGAGTCAGCGGCTTTATATACAATCTGTGGTGACACTTGTACGTTTGATTCATGTCCATTGATTGCTGCCATCCACTGTTCTAAAGTGTTTCTCACAGAAAAGTTTTCGTCATTAATGATAGTCACTGTCCAAGGTTCAAAAGTTCTATTTCCTGCCATTCTTACTTGTCTACCAAAATATGGTACGTCGATGGCAGGAATAGTTGAGCCTGGGATTTGTGCAGCGCGGCAAACGAATCTAAATGCAGAGTCAGCATCACCAGCGATAGGGTTAAATACTGTAGCTTCGAATAAGTTTGGCCTTGCTCCACCATTTGTCAAGTTACTCTTGAATGCAGAGATATCAAATGCCATTTTAGTTCTCCTTTAGGTCTCTCTTTTATTTATAATACTTTTTTAAACCGAACCAACAATTTCTTCGAATGTTACACCAGAGCGTACGGCAACGAAGTTAAGTTGGATAAAGTTGATTGAGCGTGCTGGTTTGATAAAGATATCTCCTACAAACTCATTTCTGTCAATCACACCGGCAGTGTTGTTTGTTTCGTCACAAACAACTTCAAAGTCATAGATACCTCTTCTACCTTTTACATCTCTCAAGAATGGTTCAACCAAGTTTGTAAATTGTGATCTTGTAAACTCGTCATTGAATTCAAAGAGTGTAAACTTAGATGCAGCAGCGATAGATTTCTCAAGTACAATAAACAATCTACGTACATTGATTCTGTCGAATGCACTTGGTTTGGTTGTAAGTGTTTTATCACCAAACAGTACAGTGCCTTGGCCAGGGAATGTGCAAACAGGGTTGATTGCTTTCTTATACAAGTCATCTCTATCTGTTTTATTTTGTGGCCATGCAAGTTTAACAACATTTTTGAGTACACCACGATTGAAACCAGCTGGCGAGAACCATGCATCTCTTTCACTGTCTGTACGTGCCATCAATCCAGCAATGTCACCGTTAAGTGGCATCCAACGATATACGTCATTATACTTATCATACTGGTACTTCCAGTTTGAGTCTGCAAATGCATAGTTAGATGTTGCATTGTTGAAAGATGAAATCACTTGAGAAGCAGATTTTGCACTTACTGCACTCCATGCAGCAGAGAGTAATGCAACACAATCTTTTCTTGATTCTGCAATATCGATAAGTTTTGCAATAATTGTGTTTCTGTCATTTGCATTACCAGAAAGTTCACCCCACTCACCCATTAAGAGTAAAGAAACATCAGTTGTTTCTGAGTCTGAAAACTCATCGTAACCAGTTGATACTTGTCCAACCGAAGGAGTAACCCCATCTGAACCAAGTGAGAATGGTGAAATATATGCTTCTGTCAAACTTGCAAATGTTGTCTTTGATGTTGTCAAATCTTGACCCCAATCAGTACCATCAGCAGGATGATTTAATGCCCAAATGAATGAAGATGTTTCGTTGATTACATCTACATAATAGACATTAGAACCGTCTGGTCTACGTCCATTCGCAGCCTTTGATAAGAATGGATGTGTTTCAACTACAGTTTCTGTGAAACCTTCACCAGTATCTACCATCTCAGTTACTACAACGTGAATTTCGTTTGTGCCAGGCGCATCATCAAACAATCCTTGATATGCACTTGGTAAACCAGAAAATGTTGCAGCGTCTGCCATGTATACTTTTAAGTTATTACCTCTACCACCAGCACAACGTGCGGCAAAGATTGATGTACCACCTTGTGCAGAGTCGTGTGCAGTAAGATCATCTTCAGAACCAATCGCACCAGCAAGTGTACCATATGTGTAAGATGTTACTGGAGCAGAGAATACACTAAGTACGATTGCAGCTGCATCAGCGGGTGCAGATGTGAAAGTTACAACCTGTCCACTTACTGTATAGTCTGTAGTTACTGTTTGTTGAACACCACCCACCGAGACTGTTAACGAATCTGTAGATTCGATTGTCTCAGTTACTGTAAATTGAGTTCTTGCAGGGATGTTTACTACAATTGCTGCACCATCAGCAGGAGCAGAACTGAATGTTAAAACTGCACCAGCAGCTGTAAAACCAGTTTCCGCAGCACCACCAACAGTTACAGTTGGAGTTTCACCAAATGTATCTCTTGTTAATGTAAACTGTGTTCTTGCAGCGATAGTGATAACTACGTTACCTGTACCGACAGCAGGAGCGCCGTGTGGTGATGTACCAGCAGAAAAGTCAATCGCGTTTCCAGTTCTTACAAAGTTAGTACCGTCAACGAGGGTATTACCATCAACTGCGATAGTTGCTGTCCTATCTGTCATATCAGTTGGGTCTGTAATAGTGAATGCAGTTGTACTACCATCACCATCTTCGGTTTGCACTACTTGTGCATCTCCTGTAAAATTAATTCCATTAGTTGCGGCAACACCGACTTCATTTTGTGCTGCGTCTAGTGGAGTATTTACTTGTTTTGTACCAGAAACCGCATTTAATGCACCAGAACCTAAAACTCTTACGATTTTCAAAGAATTTGAGTATGCAAGATAATTAGCTGCTGTAAACCACGATTTGTAGTTTGCATTAGATGGCTTTCCGAAAACACTTACTAATTCTGTTTCAGAACTAATATTTGTAATTTCATTAGAAGGGCCCCACGCAAACTGTCCAACCATAGCACCGTCAGAAGTGCTTACCGCTGGAGCAGAAGTAGTAAGGTCGATTTCTGAAACATTAACGCCTGGACTTACTTGGAATGGCATCGTTCATCTCCTCTTATATTAAGTTTAGTTGTTCTATAAAATTCTTTATTATATGTTTCATATTTTATTTATAAAAAACCAGATTTAATCAACTGTCCACAAGTCACCCTCTGCGTCAGCAAACATCTCGACTTCTGCGCCAGTTCTGATAAATCCGAATGGTAACATATTCTCTTCCATAATTCTAATTCGTTCTTCGTATATCTCTTTCCTTGTATCTATATTACAGAGGTCTTTAAAGTATGTTTCTGTAGTCATCCAAGAAAATAAAATACAAGTATCCACTAAATCATCTGTTCTATCTGCTTCTGCTTCAAATTTAACCCCCTTAGAGACAAAAGAACTCATTTCATTTATTGTATCAAAGTCACTGATTATGAGCTTATCTTCTTCAACTAAACTTTTGAAGTTAAAACATCCAGTTTTTTTTGTTGCTTTTGTAGTTCGTATACCTAGTGTAAATGATTTACCAAATCCACTAGAAATATTTTGTCCCTTTCTTGGGTCTGACTGTACAGTAATCATATTCTCATACTCTAGGTCATGATATAGGATATCAACTACTTGTTGTCCTACATCATTAATTTCAACTAAGATATATGCATCATTATATTCTCTTGCAAGAGCGTTTATTATATTAGGGTAAATCATTGGTGGTATTTGATTAGACCTATAAACTGCAACCTGTTTATATGGGACTTCCGTGGCATCAAATATAGAAAGAGCTGAATAATCTCCGCCCCTTCCTCTTGCAACATCTACAGTCATAAAGTATAGATGGTCTGGCTTGGGGTTCTCATATATTTTTAAATCCCCACCTTCTAAAACTTTTTTTGGTGATCTATATGCGAGTGTTTTTAATTTTGCGGTATTAATAAGTGTATTCGTTGAACCAAGAAACTCTGTATCAAATTCTTGTTTGAATTGTTGTTCACTAGTGTTTTTGATTGTTTGTTCTTTCCACTTTGCATCTCTGCCCGGCACTTCTGACCAATGGACTTCAATTGGTACGTATGTATTTCTACCTTCTTCGGCATCAATCCATAACTTGTAAAAATGATTCATACCTTGTGGTGTAGAAACAACAATAACTTTTGTAGACTGACCAGATGAAATTGTAGGATACACAGAGTTAAAAAACTCTTCTGCAATTTCGTTAGGTACGAATGCAAATTCGTCTAGGAAAAGTACGTTGAAAGAACCACCACGGATTGCACTAGATGATGTCGCCGCGGCCATTACTTTTGCACCGTTTTCTAATTCAATATTACCTTTATTCCAAGTAACAACCCCCTGTTGTAACCATTTAGGTAGATGTTCATATGCCATTTGTAATCTACCCAATAATTCTCTTGCAGTTGCAAGTTTGTTTGCGAGTAGTGCAACGGAAACATCTTTGTTGAATAAAATATAATGCAAAAAGAATGCAATACATGTAATTGATTTACCAGACTGTCTACCAATCTTACAAATGGTAAAACGATTGTCATAAAAACTATTAACCATTTTTTCTTGGAATGGATACAAATCAAAATTGATTAATCCCCTATCCAAGTTAACAATCATGACATACTTTTTAATAAAGTATATTGGGTCTTCCATACACTTTACATATTCTTCTGCCTGCTCTTTTGTCCACTGGATTTGTATTCCAGCAGATTTAAGATTTGGATTGTTGTTATAGAATTCACTCATTCTCTATTTTTACCTTTTAACATTTCTAAAAATTCATTGGTATCACCAACAAACACAGAATTGTTATTTACGACTTTATTAGGGCCAGTGCCATCTTTTTCATTTTGTATCTTATTCATTTCAATTTGTAATTGAGTTAAATCCTTAACTAAATCGGCAGTTGTTTTCATTAACTGTCCTGTAACTTCGTATGCTCTTGGGTGGTCACTTTCTTTTGCAACATGCATTAAATTTTCTAATGCGTCTTGGCCCTTCCCAATCAAATGATATAATGTCTCTCTGCGAAATTCATAATCATCTTGGATTTCTCTATCTCTTTCCTTAGAAACATCATAATGTTCCACTGGTGCAGTTTTTTTCACCACTGGTGGTTTCGCACTTTTTATCTCTGTGTTTACTTCCAAGAATTCATTTAATTTATCATTTACATCATTTGTCATTTCAAACTCCATTAAGGAATGTCTGTCCCAAACCCGAAATCACTAGGGACTGTCGCTGATGAGAATTGTTCTGTCTTATCATCAAGGTCATTAATGTTAGTGATTGCAGACTTAATAATATTTTTACTTGCAGTAGTGCCGTAAACTTGTCCTTTCATTGTAAAGGATAGTGTCCAGATAAGGGCCCTTCTAGTAAGATAATCACCTTCATATTCATCCTGTACATCGATAGAATCTAATATTAAAGGTACATCTGTAGTTAGATTAAATTCTTCAACCTCTTTAATAGGAATTGTGAATGATGGTGTGAAAAATGGTAAAATCTGTTCCAATATCTGCGTACCATCTTCTGCATTTTTAACCATGATGGATAAAGTAAATCCGATATCATATGGTACTGGATTGTAAACAAAGTTTGCACTTAAAACATCTGCATTATTTTGATTTCTAATTCCACGCACTTTACTTCTCTTTCGTGTTGAGTCGTATGTCATGGATGAGATTTCAAAACTCATTCTAGGCAATGTGATTGCAACTTCGTTACTTTGAGATTGTGCATCGAGCCTGGACAAATATTTCTGACCTGGCCCATATGCAAGTGGAACTTCTATAAGTTGCTTTACTTCGCCTAAGCTATTTTTTCTTTGTATAGTAATATCATCAAAAATTGTACCAAACGCAATAACATAATTTCTGATTGTGTTTCTATACTGTGGTGTAACTCCTAACATTAGTAACCCTCACTAAATGGATTTGTAACTGAGAAGTCAACAACTTCATCACCATCTGCTCTAAACTCATTATTATCAACGGTTTTATCTTCAACATAAACATATTGTTGTGTTGCACCCAATAGATAATTTGCACCACTAGTAACACCAATCGTATTTGTATTTTGATTAAAACTACCTGTAAGATTGTTTAATCTCAATACTTTTGTACCATTATTCCAACTCAATACTGCACCAGATGCAACTGCTGTTTCAAAACTTGCACCTTGATATACAATCTCACCAACTTGGAATTCACCAGTACCAGTACCCATAGTCAAGTCTACTGAGTATTGTCTTTCTGCTTCAACATCATCAATTTCTGTGATACCAGTATCAAAATCTTCGTGTGAATATTCAAATGTTTCTGTTTGTAATCTATATGCGTAAGTCTTACCTAACTGATAAAAATTGACCTCATCTTCGATAAATTGGATTTCAAAGATTTTATCAACCAAAGGCCAGTAAAGTAAATCACCTTCTTTTGGTGTCAAATATGTTGGGTGTTCTTCTTCCCATCTAGTTTTAGATACAAGTACATTCAATTGGTCTCTAACTTCGAGTCCAAACTTAGATAAGAAATCTCCTTCTCCACCAAAACCTTCTGCATCCTCGATATACATTTCAATCAATGTTGCATCTTCATATCTTGATAATGTATCTTCGTTAAAAATAGTATCTTCGTCTACCTTTGTCTTTTTAATGTAGTAAAAGTTTTGCCCGTGAATCTGAATAGACTCTTGTAGTAAAGTGTCTACCAAGTTTTGTTCTTGCGTGTAACTTGTTTGGTTAAAGTATGGATTAACTGGCATAAAATTATCCTATCATTATATCAACTGGTAACTCGTAACTTAACGACATTTCTTCTTCAAGTTGTCTGATTTCTTCATTGGCCTCATCAATAAGCCTTTGTCCATTAAAACTAACTCCACCAGGCATTGTAATGCCTTCATACTTGGAAACATTTTCTCCCCACTGTTTTTTGATTAGTGCTGTTGCGTATCTTTTTAACCATCTATCATTCCAAACATCTGTATAAACATCTGGGTCTAAAATTCTTTTTACTTCTACAATAATATACTCGCCTTCTTTCACACCATTTGTCCAATCAATGTCCAAGTGTAGTTTATCTTGGTGTCTGTTATATCTAATTGGCACATGCCCTTCCAACATCTCATTGATAAGTTGGATATGTGATTGTGTTAATTCGTAGGTTAACATTTCCGTAGATGAAAGATTATACACATCATTTAAAAACATCTGATATCGAATATCAAACATATTGATACTATTTGCATCATCACCAAGATATAAAGGTAATACCCTTTTTACTCCAATAATAGAATCAGTTATTGGAATCCAACCGTTTGTAATGTCTGTAGATGTTATTTGGTGTTTTAAATAAATATCTTCTACCGCATCATAGTGATAATCGCGGTAATATTCTAACGCATCATCAATTCTGTCATCAACTTGCTCGTCGGCAACATTCACTTGGATAACAGGTGAGCCGAGTCTACGTAGACAGTAATCTTTGAATTGTGTTCTAGATGATACAGTTGCCATAGTCATACCTCTTGGTTTATATGACTATTTATGCTTTTTAAATCTTATC